GTTAGCTCCTATATATTACTAAGATCTACAAAGTGTCCTTTTTTATTCCAATATTTAGACATACCATCGGTGTTAATATATGCTCTTTTAATATTTCTAGCATTCCAAAGATTAAATTTGAAATAATAACATTCACTAATTCCGTAATATTTTCTATACTCTAACTCTTTTTTTGCCATCGCCCATGCCATTTTTAAAGCCTTGCTTAAACTAACATGCCATTTTTTAATACATTTCCAAGCATTTTTAAATAATTTTGATCTGTTTACTTTCATTTTTTTGCTCCTTAGGGGTTGCCTATTAAAATATCCAGGTTATTAATAAAATTACTAACAATACTACAGCTATAATATTTAGTACTGTTTTAATCTTTTCGTAGTGTTTCATGATTATCTCTCCTTTCGTTTATGAGAAAGATATGATATAATCTTTAAGAGAGAGGGGAGTTATTTCCCCAAACTCTTTATGATTGCTAATATTAGAGTTATTATCTCTAGTATTAACTTGAGGAGTTCCAAGACTTGTTTGGCGATTGGTTTGGAACTCTTTTTTTGTTTCTTCATATCTTTAATCTCCTTTCTTACTACACTTATATTATAACACTTTTGTTATAATAGTCAACACTTTTATATAACATATTTGTTTTCTTTTTAAACAAACATTGATTTATATATAACATATATGTTATATTAACGTTGAGGTGAATAGAATGATAGGAAATAAAATAAAAGCATTATTAAATTTAACAAACAAAAACACAAGCGATATTTGCAATGCATTGGGAATTTTAGAAGCAGCATATTATAGAAAAATAAAGAGAAATACATTTAAGACAGAAGAGTTGATAAAGATTGCAGAATTAACAAATTCTACTTTAAAATTTTGTGATAATGAAACAGGTAAAACGTTAATTGAATTTAGTAAGGAAGATTTATAGGCAGGAATATTCATATAAATGTATATCGTTCAAGTCTGGTCGTAAATGATCGGACTTTTTATTTTTTTGGAATTTTATTAAAAATAAAAAAGTAATTTTCCTTTTTTGGTAGTAAATAATAATAAGGAGGAAAATATTATGGATATAGAAAGAAAAGAAAAATTAGAAGAGAT